TGAAGCAGGCACGAGTCGTCAACACTCGGTTCCGCAAGGAGCGAACGTTGTCTACCAGGAGTGGTAGTTCAGTTGGTTAGAATACCGGCCTGTCACGCCGGGGGTCGCGGGTTCGAGTCCCGTCCACTCCGCCAAATTTTCGTTAGAAATCAATGGGTTGCACGCTTCGGCTTGCAGCCCATTTTGGTTTTTGGAATCTGGTTCGACGTCTTTGGAATATGCTGGACGTTCGTTGTCGTAGGGGATGTATTCCGAGTCGCCGCTGAGGCGCTGTTCTTCGTCCAGGGCATCATGACACTCAGGGTGCATGCGGCTGGTGAACCAGCTGTCCTCGACCGACTTCCAGATGGCGTGCGATTCGCCCTTGGCGATGATCTGGGTGCATCATGTGCATTGGTGCTGCTTCCTGGCTCGGATCGTTTCGATTTTGGTGCAGAACATGGTCGCCCTTTCAGCCCGCAGGCGTGGCCTTCTTGGTCGCACGGCGGTCATAGACGCGCGCAATCATGGTTTCGTTGGTATGCAGGGTGGCGTTCGATGTGTCCGTGTCGCCACGCTCGAGCTTGTCCGTGACACCCTTTGGCCGGCAGTCCTGCAGGCTGAAGTGCCGGAACTCGATGTCCATGGCCGCGGCCATTTCCTCGGACGCCGCCATGAGCGTGCCGAGCAGCTTCCCCCAGCCCGATTTCGTGTAGCGCTGCCCTTGCAGGTTGCCGAACAGCAGGAACGAACCCGCCAGGCTGTTCCGCTTGATCGCCAGCACCTCGTCGATGGTCTCGCGCAACTCGGGCGACCACTGGATCAGGCTCTTCGGCTTGGTCGGGTCTTTGGAGTCCGTCCACAGAATCCCGGCCTCGGTGATAGCGTCGCGTGCCACCTTGCGCACCTCGAATGACCGGCGGACGCACAGGAACGCCGTCTTCAGCGCCAGCGCGATGATGTGGTACGGTCCGCCCATCTCGCGGCCGGTCGCGACCACGATGTTCATTTCGTCGTCGGTGACGTAGCGCTTCGCTTCCTTGACGCGCTTGTTCTTCGAGATCCGATCCAGTGGGTTGGTCTGGATCAGGTTCTTGCGAATCGCGTATTCCAGAATCAGCCGGGCCAGCGCAATTTCCTTGTTCGCCTTCTCGGGCCTCGTGTGCTCGTAGGCTTCGAGGTAGTCGTAGCCCATCGTCCGGGTGATCTCGTGCACCTCGAAATGGCCCCAGTCGGCCTTCAGCAGCCGGGCCTCGTTCTTGTTCTCGTCGATGGTGCTCTGCTTGCGTTTCTTGGCCGAGCCTTCGGGCAGACCTTCCTGCCATTCAAACCACGCATCTACTAGGCCAGCAAATCCGCCTTCGGGAACGTCATCCACGACGCGCGCGGACTCGGCAATCGCATTGCGACGCAGCTTCTGGATCTGATGGGCATCGTCCACCGAGCACCGATATCGGAACGCCCAGCGCCCAGACTTCATCTTGTAGCCGATGCTGTAGAGCCGCTTGCCGTAGCGCTCGTACACGCGGAACGGCAGGCCGTCTGGAGTGTTGCGAGAGCGGATCATGCAGCCCTCATGTGGGTGAGCTTGGCGACTTTGCGCGGCAGCGCTGCCGGCGCATCGTCCTGGCCGCGAGTGACAGCCTCGTAGTGCGAGCGCTCCAGGATCACGCCCTTGCGCCCAATGTAGGCCCGGTAGAAGCCGCGGCGGCGCAGAACGTCGAGCTGCATGGTGGAAAGTTTGTAGCCCGTGATGGCGACCAACTCTTCTTCAGTGAGAACGATGCTCATCCCTCTCTCCCTTCCTCGGTGCTGGTAGAGGCTGCTGCGGGGTATGCCGTCAGCGGCGTGCTGTAGCCCAGCATGAGCGGATGCTTCGGATCGCCGCCCTTGGTGAGTCCGAAGTGCCGCACAGGCTTGCCACTTGTCAGCAACATCGCCAGCACCGTGTCGAAGTCGCCGCGCATGTGTTTCGGCACCTTGTCTCGGCTGCCCCAGCATGGAACCAGAATGTCCGCATCGGCAATGATGCGTTGCAGGTGCTCAAGATTTTCGCGATGCTGCGCCGGCGTGATGAGCACCTTCGCCAGTTCCTTCACATCCGTGGCGCGATAGGCCGACACGTTGCCGACGATGAAGCGCCGGCCGCCGTTGATCTTCGTGAATCCGATCCACTTTCCGACCGTTTGGTCATTGATCGATGCGTCGGCTGTCGAAGGGTTGACGCCGAAATAGGCGAAAACCAAACCAACCATCGCTACATCGCGTTCCAAGCGATGCCGAAACTTGCCGCATGGGCTGATGATCGCGCTCATGTCTGCCCACCCCCAGTGCGTGCCCTTATGGCATCGCCAACCTCTTGATCGAAATCAACAACGTAGCCATCGGCGTACTTGATTGCTGCGTCGTAGGCGAATTGGGTTGCAAGTTTTGCAGCGCGCTCAGTGGCGGCAAGGATGGCCTCGCGCATCTGGTCGGCGGTGTAGCAGTCATGGTCGCCACCGATGTTCGGCTTGCTGACGTGATACGTTGCGGTGTTGTTGTACCAAGTGAGGCGGAACGAAGGCTTCGGCATCAGCGCCTCAAGCTCGGCGGGGAGGGTGGTCATGAGGGCATTCCTTTCTCGGACCGCGTGTTGCACGAGAAGCCGCAGGATGGGCATTCCTGGCCGTAGTTGTTCTCGTTCATGAGGCCGCAGTTGTTCGGGCAGAGGCCGCTGCGGATCTTGAAATCGCTTTCGATATAGCGCTTCAAGTCGCTTTCGTCGCCGCCGATGATGGCGAGCCGGCTGGGATCGACACGTTCAACGGGCATGGGCATCTCCCTTCATTGCGTCGATGGAAGCATCGAGTTCATCGGCCCTCAGCGTGTTGCCAATGCCGTCGATGACGCTCCAGCGCTGGCCGCGGCGCAGAAGTTGATACCGCTCAGCATCTGCGCTCAGTTCTTGGCATCGTGCAAACGCCTGTTCGTGGCCGAGCTTCGATGCGTTGAACAGTTGGCGGTATTGCTCGACCTCTGCCCTCAGCGCATTGAGGGCTGCTTCGGCGTCGGAGCGGTTCTTGCGCATCGCCTCGACCTCTTGGCGAAGGAATGGACGCCACCAGAAAAGGCCAGGATGATCGGGGTGACGCTCGCCGTAGTGAACGCCCATGTAACCTGCGCTACCGTCGAGGAAATCCCAGATCCATGGATGTGGCATTGCGGTAACCTTCATCGCCGCTGTTGCGGGCTCGGGCAGCAGAGGGGAGGTTGGGGTAGTCATGGTGCTCATCCTTGCAGCGCATGGCGCGTGATACTGGTGATGCCGCTCCCAGGAATGCCCTCGGCCGTCGTCAGGCGCGGCGTATCGGGCTCCAGGAACGGCGTGCAGGTCTGCTCGGTGGCAATGAGATAGTCCACCTCCACCTTTGCCGTGTTGACGGCGACTTGCGCGAGTTCGCTGATGCCTTTGGCGCGGTCCAGTTCCTGCTTGATCGCCTCGGAGCCGCTGGCCGAGCGCAGCGCCGCCATTTGATCGAGTAGATGCTGACGAACAGTGCTGATGTGGTTGCTCATGATTCCTCCAGTGCGCGTGTACGCTTGTTGATCTGGCGGGAGAGGGCGCCTTTCAGCTGGATCAGCTGGGCGACCTCCTTGGGGTAGCGCTGGTAGTGGTTGCGCTGCATCAACTCGGCTCGCGAAAGAAGCTCGAGCGCATCAACCGTGATCAGCGCGATCTCGGTTGTCTTCCGGCCTGGTTTGAACGCAACCGTGTGGCCCTCTGGCACTGAGCCGTGTTCGGCCTCCCAGACGAGACGGTGCACCGGTGTCCATCGCCGATTTTTGGCGAGGCTCAGGTCATCCGTGACCTTGCGGTAGAGATAGCCATCGGGCTTGCCCCGCGTTGTCCCGATTGGCACGTAGTTGCGCGCCTCTTGAGCAGGGCGACCAACCTTGAACTGGGTTTCAGCAGATCGGCCACCAGCGACGTAGTGGGCGCCCTTGTTCCAGGACGAACGCGAACTCATCCCTCCCCCCGCTCGACAGGCTGCACGCCCTTGAGTGCTGCAAGGCAGTCATTCCAGCCAAGGTGGAGCGCCGGGATGCTGGCCGTCCCCGCCTGCGGGGTGGCTGGTGCTTCCTCGCGCGATGCGAGGGCAATTAGTTGGTCTGCGATGCTCAACAGGTTGTTGCGCATGTGCCGTTCGTCCATGTGAGCGCCGGTGTGCGCGAACTGGGACAACTTCATGAGCGCATCGCGCTTCGGATGCGGCGCTGCCACGGCGTACGACTGGTTGTCGCACCAATGGCCGGCCGCGTGTTCTGCCGGTGACAGCCCACAACGCTCGCACTCCGGCGCCTCCTGCTCGCGCGCAGCGATGGCAGCACCGGGTGCGGCGAGGTGCGCCGCCACCGATGCAGCCCAACGTCCAGCCTTGAACGTGATGGTCTTCCCTTTGAGAGTGAAGTCGTCAGGGAAGCACCCGGTATCTGAGCACCAGTCATTCCAAGCGTCCTGCATTGCTTCCGCCACCGCCCCGGCCTGCTCTCCGGCTGCGGGCTCTGCCTGGGGCCGGGGAACGGCGTCGATCAATGAGACAAAGTTTAGGATGCGGTCGCGCGTCTGCGTCTTGCCCTCTTGCTTGAGGATGATCGCTGCGGCTTCACGCAAACCGACAATGCGACCATCGTTCCAGTCTGCCTGCGGCTGCATGGTCTGAGAGCGGGCGGCGCCCGATGCAATCGTGCTCAGTACGGCCAAGCTCATCCAACCAACAGGTTCATGCACGTAGAAGTTGCCTTCGTCGTCACCCCAGTGCCCCTCCAACGAGACACCGCTCCCATGCCATTGCCCGATGGCGAACTTATCGCCCGTGGTTGGCATATGCAGGAGCACAGGCGTTCCGTCGATAGGGGCCAGCCACATAGGGCTGAATCCGACCGAGACCGCATCGCTCGGCGCTGCTGGCATCACAGCGGGGTCACTCATGCCGGCGGCGTAGGCGTCTCGGGCGAGTTGCTTCGTCCCGAGGTTCTTCATGTTCTTCGAGGCAAACCAGCCCTCGAAGCTCGAGTCGCCTACGTGCAGCGGCTCGGCTGGCATCACAGCGGGAGGGGTGGTGTAGCCGTAGACAGGTTCGACGCTCACGCCGCCGATTTCAAACTCGGCACTCCATTCGCCCTCGTCTTTCCAGTCGCGCCCCTCCAGCTCGGCCATCAGGCCGGGCAAGATGGCATCTCCGCTGGCATCGGTGCAGCCTTCATCGCCGAGCCATTCGCGCACCATGAAGCGCCGCACGCCCTCGAAGTCGCGGGCCACTTCCGCGCAGGGAATTTCCGTCTCTCCCCAGGCTCTGCACAGGTAGCCGCTGAACGCCACCGGCTCTGCTGCTGGCTTTGATGCGGCAACGGGCAACGCGGAAATCGGAATGCAGCCGTTCTTTCGGCAATGAGCAACACACTCGCAGGCATCGCAGATGTTGTGATCGGCGGAGTTCATACTGTTCCCTTTCGAGCAAGGAAGAAATCGAGATGGCCAAGCCCACCCGCACCGCAGACGAGCTGAAGCAGATGGTTCTGGAGCGAATCGAGGCGATCCCGGACCTGAAGGGCCAGGAGACGGACGTTCACCGGGGCGGTGTGGTGGGCACCGGCGGCGATGGGGAGGGCGGCCCGAACTGGACGATTCCCGTGAGGACCGACCGCAACCTGCACCGGCCGGACATCGCCCGAATCATTCGGCAACTGCAAATGCAGTACGACTTGGATGACTGACATCAAGAGGCCTTTCTGAATGCTTTGGTGAAGTTGCTCTCGACGGCATGCCCACGAGCCAGGACCGCACGCGCGAGGGAGGCGCGGTCCTGATGGCTAGCAGAGGCTTGCCGAAGGAGCCCGAAATAGCTGTTGGCCGACTGCTGGATTTCTTCGGCTGGGGCTTGTTCGATGCGTCGCAGAGCGGCAGCGACCGTGCGAGGCCTGGTGCTGCGGCGCCATGGCTTGATGACATGCCCGACGAAGTCAATGCCTCGGACAACCGGCTGCAGAATCGTCTTCTTCGGATTGAGATGGGCTCCGAGTCGCCGCGTCAAGAATTCGCTGATGCGGCCGTGCGCGGCATTCAGCCATTGGGGCGACTCGTGCAGCAGGATGAAGTCGTCGACGTAGCGCACGTACCGTGTGGCGCGCAGCTGGTGCTTCGCGAACTGATCGAGCGCGTCGAGGTGCACGTTCGCGAAGAATTGGCTGCTGAGATTGCCGATCGGCAGGCCGGTGTGCGCCGGCGCGTTGAAGAGGCTCTTGTGCGCCGGAACACGCGCCAGCAGCTCAGCGCGGCCGCGAAGATCGTGATCTTCGCGCGGGTCGTGAAAGAGAATGGTCTCGGCCAGCGCCAACCAGAATGGCTCACCGACCTTGCGCGCCAACTGGTCGCGCAGCGTTGCCTTGTCGATGGCCACGAAGAAATTGGCGAGGTCGCACTTCAGGTAGAAGGCCGGGCGGCTCCAGTTCTGGGTGATGCTACGTACGTCGCGCTCCAGCAGCTTGGCGGCGTACAGCGTGCCGCGCCCCGGGATGCATGCGCTACTGGCGTGCACGAAGCTCGCGTGAAAGCGCGGCCCGATGCGGTTGTACAGGAGGTGGTGGACGATGCGGTCACGGAAGTCCGCGGCCCAGACCTCGCGCGGCTTGGGCCGCGTGATGACAAAGCAGATCGACCGACCAGGGCGCCAAGCGCCGCTGGCCAGTTCCTCATACAGAGCGCACAGGTTGCGCTCGAGCTGGCTCTCAAAGGCGAGCGCGCTTGCCGTGTTGCGCTTGCTTTTTCGGCAGTCCAAGTAGGCCTGCGCCAGCTCTTCGAAGGAAAACGGATATGAATCTGCGGACGAGGCGGGCGCGGCCTCCGAACTTCTTGTTGTTGTTGTTCTGGTTGCCGTTGTTGAAGTTCTGATTCCAGGCGTTGTTGCTGGAAGCCTGCGTTGGTTCGCGCTATCTACGTCGCCCTGCCGAAGGCCTGCGCCGATCAGCGGGGAGACTGCGCCGGACCGGGCCTGCACGGGTGCAGCGGTATCCGTTGTGCGCATGGCGGTGCCCTCGTGGGGCAGCGGCGCGACCAGATTCAAATTACGCACGGGCATGTGGGCCTTGACCGTCATGCTGCAGGCGCCGTTACGTGTGAAACCTTGAGCCATCCACCGCCCTGCTTGCCGATGTTGTCAAGCAGCTGCACGGACTGGGACCACAGCTTGGTCGAGATGAAGCGGCTGTCGTGGCAGACACGCAGCAGCACGGTGGTCGCGTGCTGGCGCTGTAGCAAATCTCGGATGTGGGCGGCCCGATCCTGACCGCGCGTTGCATTCGCGAGCGCCATCAGGTTGACCATCTCGGTGCAGTGCACGGTGATCTTTTCGCCCAGAGAGTTCTTGAAGCCTCGCGGCATTTCTTTCTGGACGTGGAAGGCCAGCGAGACGAGCTCGCATCCCTTCTTGTAGATCGGCAGTTCGGTGTGCAGGGCCATGACTCAAAGAGTTAAAGGGTCAAAGGAACAATCTGCGGACGAGGCGGGCGCGGCCTCCGAACTCCTTGCCGTAGTAGCTCTGGCTGCCGTAGCCGAAGTACTGAGTCCAGGCGTAGCTGCTGGAAGCCTGCTCACTCGACCAGTACCACGCGGCCTTGAACTCGCTCTTCAGGTTGGCGAAGAGCAGGGACTGCTCACGCCTGGAGGGAAGCTCGCCGCCGGCCTTCTCTGCTGCGCTCTTGGCGGCATCCCAGCTCACGTCTTCGAACTCGCCGGGCAGCAGCACCAGGTGGTGACTGGGCTTGCCTTCCTCGTCAAGGAGAAGGCCCGCATAGCGCTCGCCCGGCGCCAGCGTGATCTCGATGCCGGGGAGGCTCAGGACGGTGGCCGCGCTGGCCTTGAGCTTGGCGAGCAGGCCTTCGGCCCATGCCTTGGCATCGCCGACGTTTACGCCGATGGACTCGAACCGGGCGATCATTTCGCCCAGCTTCTTCGTCTCTTCTTGAATGGTCTCTTGAGTGATTGCCATGGGTACTCCTGAAAGGATTGAAGGACTCAAGAGTTGAGCTGAATCAAGCGGACGAGGCGGGCGCGGCCTCCGAACTTCTTGCTGTAGTAGCCCTGGAGGCCGTCGTAGAAGTACTGATTCCAGGCGCCGTAGCTGGAAGCCTGCGTGCTGCTCCAGTACCAGGCCTCTTCGAAGGCCTCGGCACCGCCTTTGCGGAAAGCCTCGACGCTGGTTTGCGCGGGCAGCTCCTCGGTGTATGCATCGCCCGGAGGAACGCTGCTCGTGTTCTCGCCGTCCTCGTATGCGTAGTTCTCGTAGCTGGAGGGCTTCAGGTGTCGGTAGGCCAGCTCGAGCACATCGCGCGCGGGGATGCACCAGTCCTTGTGCCCGGCAATCTCGGCGGCCAGGGCCTGATGAGCGATGGGGCTGCCGGCCGCGGCCATCGCTACGGTATTCGCCATGCTGTCGAAGTAGCTGTCGGTGTTCGGCACCTGCGTGTAGCTCGGCAACCAGAGGCCCTTGATGTCGCCGGTGGCCTTGGGCGCCCAGACGACGGCGAAGATGCCGTCGCCGATGCGGATCTTTCCGCCGTAGAAGCCACCTTCGAAGGGGGCGCCAAAGGTTGCAGGGACAAGAACGGTGGTCTTTTCAGAGTTCACGGGTTGCTCCAGGTTGATTGATGAGGGATCGGGAAACGTTGAGGCGATCGAGCGCCCATTGAGCGGCGGCGCGATCTTTGGAATTGGTGGAGGTGCTGTCGGCGATGGCCTTCCATTCATCGACCTGGGCGACAAGGGCGGACATGAAGGCTTCTTCCTTGTCCGCGAACTCGGCGCTGTAGCTGCCATCGAGCCAGGCATGGCACCGCGCACAAGCCCAGACCGAATAGCAGTCGTCAGCCTTGCGCCCGCGGCCCTTGCCGTGGATCAGAAGATTCGAATGGGCGGCTACTGTGGTGCTGGTGTCGAAGTTGCATGCGCTGGTGCGCAGCAAGCAGGGCCGGCCATGGGCCATCGATAGCAGATGCGGATTGCGCTGCGGTTCGGGCTTTGCCATCGGCTGCGACATTGCGCTGCAGTCGGCCATCACCACGGGCCGCTCCAGACGCTGCGGCACCGACGGCGGCATGTGCACCATCTGCAGACGCTTGAATCCGCTGCGCTTCAGCACACAGCCCTCGCAGCCGACATGCGGCTCGTGAACGAATCATCCGTCTCCAGCCGCAGTGCGTGGAAGCGCTCCAGGAAGTCCTGGCGCCACTTCTTCCACGGAGTCTCTTCGCGCCACGAGGCATCGAGCCGCGCCCAGGTCGCGATCGGCACGGGGAGGTGGCTGCCATCGCCCAGGATCGCCCATGGGCCGTTCTTCTTGGCGTCGAAGGCCGTCAGGAAATGACGTTCCGTGGCCAGCGCCTGCAGGTCGATCTCGCGGATCAGTTGCTTGTGGCCGGCAAAGGCCGACAGCATCCCGAAATGCCGGCGTACGGTCTTGGCATGCTCGTCTTCGAACATCCCCCACGCCTGCACATCGCCAGCACCCATGCTGTAGCAGTTGACCGCGATCTTTGCCGGGCTGCTCAGGTCCGTGGTGTATGCCTCGTGAGCGTCGTGCAGCAGCATGCAGAGTTGCACAAGCGGCGACAGGCCCACGCGATGCGCAATGTCGGCGCAGAGTAGGCTGTGCTCGGCAACGCTATAGGGCCGCGTCGTGGCGCCCGTGAAGCGGTTGATCAAAGACAGGTGGTGCGCGATGTCTTCGATGCAGACTGGGCGCGCATCGGGGGCGAGCGAGCCTGGGCCGGCGAGGTGGTACTCTGCGCCCGAGATGGTGATCATGTGTGTCATCGCTATCTCACGATGGTTGCGAGACCGAGACCAGGGCCACTGCGTCGGCGACCGTGACGCACTTCAGCGCCTCTTCGTCGACCATCTCGATGCAGAACTCGTCTTCCAGGAACATGATGATTTCCATCAAGTCCATGGAGTCGACGCCCAGATCTTGGACAAGCCTGTCGGTCAGCTTTGGCGGCTGCGCGCGGCCGAGTTGCTTCTGGATCTGCTTGAGCACTCGGCTCTCGATGGTGGTGACTTCCATGGTCATTCCTTTGCAGCCACGAGGGCGTGTTGAGCCGCGTACTCAGCGGCGCGAGAGTTGGAGGTTTGGGCCGAACGCTGGAGCGCATCCGTCTCTGATGGCATGTCGATGCGTGCGCCGACGATGTAGAGCGAGAGCACCACGAGAGCGCCGGCGACGCCGATGGCCTGGTTGGAGATGAACTGGAGGATGCTGTTCATGACACCCCCAGCGAGTAGCGGGCGACGACGGGCGCATCGACCAGGCCGGGCAGTGAGATCGAGCCGCGTTTCATCGCTTCTTCTGCGCGCGGCACGGACCACTTTCGCCACGTCGGCTCGCCTTGCGGCCGAACGAATGCCTGACGACGGGCGCCCTTCGTACGGAAGCACACCTCGACGGCTTGCGCCGGGGATTGTCCGGCGCTCACGATGACACCCCTGCGCGAGCCAGCACTGCAGCGCGTTCGGTCTCGCGCGTTTCGTCGTCGCTGATCAGGCCAGCGTGGTGCGCGTTGCGTGCATACAGAGCTTTGCCCTGCGTCGACATCTGCATGCGCTGCAGGTAGATGATGCGGTGGGCCTTCTGCAGCTCTGCGACCACATCCGAAATGGCAGCGCCCCCGCCAGCGGCAAGCATCCTCGCCGAACAGCAGTCATAGCCGAGGCGGAAGGCCTTGAAGTCGTGCGGGCGACCGGCATCGATCCAGTCCTGCGAGAGGTCGCGCATGGGGCCGGCTGGCTTGCGATATGCCGCGGAGCCGGTAACCCAACGCTCGGGGATATTCGATGCGCTCATGCTGCGCTCCCGGTGGCCTTGGCGATGGCGGCTCGGGCGTCTTCTGCCACGCCTTCCAACTCAGGCAGGTAAGGATGCCGCTCGATGTCCGCAGCCATCACGTCGCTGCGGATGAACTGGGCGTACCAGTCACACATCTCGACGGCTCGCTCCAGCACCCCGAGTAACTCCGGGCCGGCGGCCATTGCGAGAGCGTATTGCCGAGTGACAATTGAGCCCATGCAGCGATGGGCGTTGGTCTGGCTCGAAACCGTGGCGATTGCCGTTGCGTAGTCGGGCGCGAAGATGTTGTAGGCCGAACGGTCTTGAATCTTGACCGCGTACAGCGGACCCGGCTTATGCGCGCTCACACCAGGCTCCATTCCGCCGGAACGGTGCCGCGCATCTGGACCTTGTGCTCGCCGCGCACGGTGGGGACATACAGCCGCAGGCGGCCGTTCATGTGCTCGAGGTACTCGGCATGCGAGACCTCTTTGCCGTTGATTTGTGGCTTGTTGGCGACCTGATGCGCCGGATACAGACGGACGTTCACGCCCTTGAGGTCAGGGACTTGCGTATTCATGCCTGCACCCCACGAGCCGCGCGATTGATCAGGACATCGGCAGCGAGAAGCGCCTCGTCTGCGACCTTCTCGGCGGTGTGGCCGTCTGGCACATCAAGAATCTTCTCGGCCAGCGCACCGTAGATCGATGCCACGATTAGCGCTGCGATTTCGAGCCGGGCCTTTGATGCGCGAGGCGCGCGCCTGCTGGGGGTTTCCATCTTCGTCACTCCGTGTTGATTGGCGAGTGAACAAAGTATCGGTTAGCGAGACATTTAGGTCAAGGAAAGCGAAACAATATCGTTAGACCGATTTGCAATATCGAGTCAAAGAAACCGATACATCCGCAGATATGCGGCGCCTATGAGCGGACATAAAAAAGCCCGCTCGAGGCGGGCCTTGGTGGGGTTATGCCGCGATCAGTTCTGAATCGCGGTCAGCAGCCCATTTTCGAAGTAGAGGTAGTTGTGGCCGCCGTACACCCATTGCTCCCGGGTGCCACGCGCTGTGGTCGTTGTGTTCACCTTTTGCGGGCTACCCCAGGAACTTGCCAGCACATCAGGTTGCGTCATGCCGATCTGGACGCCCTCTGATCGCTTGCGCGCAGCCTCTTTGATGGCTGCGTCCTTCTCTTGAGCGACGATAGCAGCCTCGGCCTTGGCGGCGAACGCCTTGAACTCGTCGCTCGTGGGGAAGTCCTTGCACATAGCCAATGTGAGCCGTGCAGCCTGGAGCTTTCCGCCTGCAATCTGCTCTTTCGCCGCCTTCATCAAGGCTGGCAATCCGGAGGTGCACTGCGACTCAAGCAGATTGGCCCTCGTCTGTAGATGCCTCTCTTGAGATGGAGCTCGTAATTCGTTCGCAGATGGTGGGACAGCGGGGCGGCTCACCCCGATGATGGCAATGCCGAGCAGGATCGCCGCGCTCACGGCGCCGAGTCGTGCCCAGGTCGACATGCGTGCCCATTGAGCGCCAGCGCGATAGCTGAACGCCGACCTATTCATACCCGCTTTCGGCTACGGTAGGGCAGGACGTGACTGATCTGAACATTCTCACTTTCCTTGCGCAGTCTGCGCGGTAGCCTGGCGGGCTCTGTCTCGGTGCAGGCTTTGTGTCCAAGCAGGCGGTTGAACCCCTCTCTGGCTGCAATGACTGCAGCATCCAAGTCGTCAACATATCGACCGCACAAGCCGATTTTGTCTTCGCCTTCGGGGCATGAGGCGAGGTAAATGAATCCGTCAAGTTCTCCTTGCTCGGCCCGCCTGAGAAGTACCCTTAGTGTGTTCGCCACGCTTAGGTGATTCTGGCTCTGTATCGCTACCAGCTTGGTCACTATGAGTGCCCTTGCCTTTCGAGGAGTTGGGAATGGAAAGCTCGATGTGTTTCTGATGATTTGTAATCAATGTATCAGTGCGTAGCTTTTCGCCTTCGGTAATTTCCCTAGATTGAGAACCTGATTCCGAACTGACCCCGGTATTCGCGGGAGGCGCCGCAGTGATCGGCATGCGTTTTTCCACCATCGCATCCGAGACGCCTTCTCGTATCAGCATCTTTGCGGTCTCCCATCTGCGCCGGCCGTCCTGCGACAGGGCGTCGTAGAAGCGACCTTGCTTCACAGCGGCCGGGGAAAGGTGTTCCACCGACTTTCCGGTGAGCAGCCAGTCCGCGGTGACATCGAGCACCTCACAGAGCTTGACCAAGAAGATGAGTTTCGGCTCATAGCGATTCGCCTCCCAGTGCGCAATTGTTTGCTTTGATACGCCCAGGGCTTCACCCAGCTTCTCGCCAGTCAGGCCTGCGTCGTTACGGGCCTCTTTGAGTCGGTCGCCAAATTCCATCAAGAAAGCATAAGGCGCCGCTTCTATATTCCGTGAATGTAGTATCGCTTCCCGAGACTTGAAGGTATAGTTTACCGAAACTATGGAAGCGCCCATGATCTCTGCCCTCGAAGAAGCCTGCCAAAAGTTCGGCGGCTCAAGCAAGTTGGCCTCCGCGCTTGGTCGGGAGAAGGCTTCCGTTTCTCGCTGGAAAAAGGAACGTGTTCCTGCGGAGTTTTGCCCCGAAATCGAACGACTGACCGGTGTGCGTTGTGAGGCATTGCGCCCCGACGTGAATTGGGCTGTGCTGCGCAAGGCACCTCATGAAGTCAAGGCGGTCGTTTGACATGGGGCTCGTCACCAGTCAGCGCCGCACCAGCGCCGCCAGGCCTGGATGCAGCAGCGCATGCCGCTTGAAGCGCACCTCGAGCACGCCGCCGACAACGTGCATCGCCATGCGCGACGACACCACCAACACCGACCGCACGCCATCTTCCGCATTGGCCGACAGCGTGGTGTGCGCGGATTCATGGATGCACATCCCATCGACCACCTCAAGGGCTGCGACGGGTTCGAAGTTCTGGGGCTTGTTCGGTTCCATGCCTGCATTGCACCGCGTTCGCTGCACCGCAACAACGTCCACGTAACAAGGAGTTGGACATGACCATTCTCGACGCACTGCGCCGCAGCACCTCGAACACGAGCGGTGGCCGTCCCGCCATTGCGCGGCGCCTGGACAAGTCGGACGACGTGTACCGCAAGGAGCTTTCGGGCATATCGCCCAACCACAAGCTCGGTGCGGTAGACGCCCTCGAAACTGCGCTGATGTGCATCGAGGCCGGCGGCCCGCACGCGTACGACTACCCGATCGCTGTTGCGAAAGAGTGCGGAGGGCGCTTCGAGGTTGCTGTCGCCGTGGATGCGGGCGATCTCTCGCCGATGCAGCGCGTCTCTGCCGTTGTGCGCGAAACCTCCGATGTGACGGCCGCTTTTGTTGACTCGATGTCGGACGGCGTGGTCAGCGACAACGAGTTGATCGTTATCGAGCGCGAGATCGCCGAGGCCGAGGCTGCATTGAATCGGCTCCGTCACGCTGCACGCGCATCGAACGCTGCCAGCAAGCCGGCGCACCTGAGGGCTGCGGCATGAACACCGAACTCACCGACGACATGGTCGCCGACATGGACGAAACCTCGCAACTCGTCTGCCCGGCCGCCACGGCTCGCGCTGTGGGGCTCGCAGCTGCAGCAGGGGCTCAATTCGCAGCCGAGCAAGACGATCCCCTCTTCGGGGCTCGTGCGCTCGCTTTCATCGTGAACCACGTACGAGAGAAGGGCGCCGTCGCGGGCGAGAGCATCACGATGGCCGCGACCGCCTCAGGCATCCGCCCGAAAAACGGCGACCGCGCATTCGGCGCCATCTACGCCAAGGCCCTGCGGAAGAAATACATCGCCGTCCACAGCTACGTCCCGCGCCTGCGCGGCCACGGCACATCCGGCGGAAAGCTCTATGTGCCAGGGCCGAACACCGAGCCCGTCGCGTTCCCCACCTGATTTCACAAGACCAACGAGGAAGACGCCAAATGATCGATACCGCCCCGCTGGAGCTTTCCTCCGGCAACGTCAAGGCAGCCATGCGCGATGCTGGCGCGAAGTCTGCGGACCTCTGGATGACGCCACTCGCGAGCATCCGCGTTCTCGACGGCTTCAACATCCGCACCGAGACCGCCGCCTACCTGCAGCACATCCAGGATCTGAAGCATTCGATCCTGACGCACGGCTTCCGCCGCTCGCACCCGCTCACCGGCTACGTGGCGAAAGAGGGCGACCAGGACGTGACCTACCTTACCGACGGCCACAGCCGCCTGAGGGCCGTCCGCCTGGCCAATGCCGAGGGCGCCAATATCGAGGTGCTGCCTGTTGTGACCACACCGGCCGGCACGTCCATGGTCGACCTGACACTGGGCCTCTTTGCCAAGCCCGGCATGGACAAGGACCAGCTCGGCAAGGCCGAAGGCATGAAGCGCCTCATCGGCTACCAGATGGACGAAGCCGACATTGCCGCCAAACTGAACGTCTCCCGCACCTACGTGTCGAGCCTGCTCATCCTGGCCGGCGCGAGCAACGCCATCAAGGCCATGGTGGCTGCCGGCGAGGTCAGTGCCAGCAACGCCATCGCGGCCATCCGCAAGCACGGCGCTGGCGCAGCGGAGCACCTGGCCGGACGCATCGCTACCGCCAAGGCCAATGGCAAGACCAAGGTGACGAAGAAGACGCTGACGCCGCAGCGCGACCTGGTGGCTGACGGGGCGGCGTGGATTCTCGAGAACTGCCCCAGCGTCTCCTACAACGAGGTCGCCGGTCTGCTGGCACACCTCACGGGCACGCCGCACGCTGACATCGCCGCTCGTCTCGACCTGCCGGCCTGAGGAAGACATGGCCGGTGATTGGATCAAGATGCGCGCTGACCTGGCAGAGGACCCTGCCGTCATAGCCATTGGCGCGAAACTGGGAATGGACGAGTTCTCGGTGGTTGGCCGGCTGCAATGTTTGTGGTCTTGGGCCGATGGTCAGTCACGCGATGGTCACGCTAGTGGCGTGACACAACAGTGGGTAGATCGCAAAGTTCAGCGTGACGGGTTCGCTCAAGCCATGTGCGATGTTGGATGGCTGTCTGTGGATAACTCAGGCATCACCATCCCGAACTTCGACCACCACAACGGCGACACCGCGAAAACCCGTGCTTTAGGCACCAAAAGGAAGCAAAAAGAGCGTGCGGCTCCTCCCGGTCACGCCAATGTCTCAGATTCTGTCCGAGATTCGTCACGCAGTGAGCGTGACAAAAGCGAGACCAGAGAAGAGAAGAGAAGAGAAGAGAAAGAAATACCCCCCAACCCCCCGCAAGCGGGGGGCGATGGTGGGGGTGAAGGGCAAAGCCCAACGAAAGCGGGAGCCGTCTGCAAGGCCATCAAGGCACGCGGGGTGCCGGACGTGAACCCGTCGAACCCGGAGTTGCTCGCGTTGATCGGTCAAGGCGTGACCGTCGAGACCTTCGAAGCCGCTGCCGATACCTGCGCCAAGGCCACGCCACCGAAGGGCATGGCGTATCTGCTCGGGATCGTGAAGAGGCAACTCGGAGAGGCGGCAGCCATAGCCTCAGGCCCAACCGCGACATCCGCAAAGATCGATCCCGATTCGCAGCAAGCCGTCGAGGCTGAGGGCATTCGTCTGGGCCTTGGCAAATGGTCCGGGACGGAGCAATTCCCAGCCTACAAGGCCCGGGTCCGCGCAAGGCAGCAGGCTGAGCACACGGCACCGACGGGAGTGCATTGATGGCCGCCACCCTCGTCAACACCGTATGGATCGAGCTCCTGCGCGCACAGCGGCCGATGCAGTACGCCGACATTGCCGCGGCTCTTCCCGAGTTGTCCCACAACCAGCGGGCACCCGCCCTGAAGGTGGCGTTCCGGCTCGGCTACCTCGAGCGATCCGGCAAGCACCGTTCGTACACCTATGCGGTCACCCCGCGATGCAATGTGCCGCCTGGCGTTCAGGTGCGCGAGATTCTGGAGGCTACATCGTGAAGACCCTCGACGAAGTCTATGGGCGCTGCAAGATCGACGACATCACAGGCTGCTGGATCTGGGACGGAGCGCTGTCGGCAGGATTCCCGCGCGTGTACGGCCCCGACTGGGCAACTACGCGCGATCGCTTGGATGCTGCGCTCGAGGTTGCCTTCTCGTCACATTGGGAGAGCGCCAAGACCAAGGCCGCCATCCTGCAAGCGACGGAGCCGGCGATGCTGTCGCAGCCCGGCCGCCGGGCCGTTTGGCAGATGGCGACGGGCAAGCCTATCCCAGATGGATGGCGCGTATACGGCAAGTGCCTGCACGATCACTGCCTCAACCCTGATCACATGGACTGCGGCACCGGGGCCGACATCGGAAAGTTCACCGCCAAGGTCGGGCGCTTCAAGAACCAACCGAATCGCATCTTGGCCAACCGCCTCATCGGTCTGAAGCGCACTACGGTCACGCAGGATCGCTTCGATGAGATCCTGCTGTCCGAAGAGTCGGGCGTCCAGATCTCGGCCCGCACAGGCATCAGCCGCACCATCATCAGCAAGATTCGTACGGGCGGGATGATGGTGCATAAGCCAGCTGGCGGATTGTTTGCCGGCCTTGGGGCTCGAGCATGAAGAGCACGCAGCAGATCATCGACATCCTGGCTGATGGCAAGCCGCGGAGCATTGGCGAACTCATGGCACTGACCGGCCTGCCGCGCGAGAAGGTGCGCAACGCCATTACCGCGCTCACACATCAGGAGATGGCCGACGCAGAGCCCGTCAAGTACAGCCTGACCTCCAAGGGTGCCCGACGCGTCGGCTGGCGCCCCAAGACGCGCCAGGAGCGCACAGACCTTTGCAGTGCGCGTCAGAAGAAGCGTCGTGCAGATCTTCGCAAGGCTGAAGAAGCTGCGGATCGTGCAAACAAAGTCCGGGACGCGATTGCAGCGGCCCTCTGCGCAAGAACTCCCAACAGCGTCTTTGCCTTGGGGGCTCGGAATGCCGAATGAACTTCGATCAGCATCTTTCCCATCTGTTGTGGCTGATGGCCCCTCCGACGACGAACGGTTGGTGGCCGTACGTCAAGAATCGTGCAGAGGAACTTGCAATGGAAGACAGCACATATGCGTCTCTACCTGCGTTGGTGGGTGCGGAACACGAGCGAATCAGAGCGGAGGCCGAGTCCTCACGGAAGCCGTCAAAGAGCGTATCGCGGCGGAAGCAGAACGTTCCGCAGGCGAATGTTTCACGCGAAACGAAGGATGCCCATACCCATTTGGGAGCCTTGAAGAGCGGCACTGGACGGCCTGCTTTCTCTTGAAGGGGGGCAAGTTGTGAAGTACGGAAACAAGAAAACCAAGATCGGCGACATCACCTTCGACAGCAAGCGTGAGGCCGAGCGCTGGAGCCATCTGCGCATCTTGGAGCGTGCCGGCCACATCTCTGGCCTGCGCCGCCAGGTGGTATTCGTGCTCGCGCCCAGCGTCAAGTTTGCCGGGGCTCGGGCGGCCAAGCCGGCGCTGCGCTACTTCGCCGACTTCGAATACATCGAAAACGGAGTTCGGATCGTCGAGGACGTGAAGAGCGAGGCGACCGCGAAGAAAGAGGCGTTCGTCATCAAGCGCCACCTCATGAAGCACCTGCACGGCATTGACATGCGCATCGTCACCTGAAGGAGAACTCGGAATGAACAACGTTAAGCCGGGGGATTTGGCGCGCATCGTCGCTCCGTATGAACCGAACGGCATCGACCACTTCGTAGAGGTTGTGCGCCGCGCCAAGAAGTTCGAAAGGCTTGGCGAATGCTTTTTCGAACATGAAGGCTTGATTCAAGGATGGGTGTGCACCGGCTGCGTGCCAATGTGGGACGGATTCATTGCGCGCGAACTCGTCATCGCCGACGAATGCCTGCGCCCGATCCGCGACCCCGGCGACGACGCAGTAGACGAGAGCAAGGCATGGTACCCGCTGGTGCCGCTTCCCAAGAACGAACCGGCGTTGCTGCTAGGGAAGGAGCGCGCATGAACTGTACTGTTGATCTGATCGAAGCATGGCGAGCACGTAGGGCAGAGCGTCAGGCCAGCCGTGCCCCGCGCGCGAGCGCCGAGCCTATGCGCATAGCCATCGCTGGGCCGCAAGAACGGGAGCAGGTCGACGAGATGGTCGTCATCCTGAACGACCTGTTGAAGCGCTGGCATCGCTGGCAGGCAGCCTACAGCCCTGTGCCCGTGTGCAGCGCTGACCCCATGTTCCGTAACGTGAAGAGCGGTAAGACCTGGGACAGCACGAGCCAGGTGATCCGCGACGAACTTAATGGCTCCACGATGGAGACGATCGACTTCCATGTCGGCGAGCTTCCAGATGACGAGGCGACGGGCCGCGCGTACCGTAGCGCTATCTATGCACTCGCGCGTAATCTGCACTCGGGGCGCAGCGTGTGGTCTAGTCCTCGGCTACCGCAAGACCCGATGGAACGAGGCATCGTGTGTATGGAGGCTCGCAATATGCTGACCCGGCGTTTAATCGCCGCTGGAGTGATGTGACCATGGCGAGAAAAGACATTTCTGATTTGCAGTGCTGCCAAGCCGCTCTTGCCCGAGAGCTGCAAGGGATCGGAAGCGGGAGGACTTTGGCCTACCTGATGCGTGCAACCGGCCAGCCTGAAAAGGTGTGCGAAAGAGCACTGGAGCGCGCTTACGACCGCGGCTACCTCGAATGGGGTGTGAGCGTCGCGAGCTGCTACCTGAGAGACAAGGGGCGCAAACTTCTGGAAGAAAGTGGTTGCACCACGCCGCCTGTTGTGCCATAGTTCCGCTCGGACGGCCAAGGTGCGTCCATAGATTTCCAAGCCGCCCAGATGCAAATCTCGGCGGCTTTTCCATTTGAGGCTTTGCCAATCGCAAGGTGCGGCCTAGTGGTCAATACGCCGGATAAAAGACAAGAAGGCCCGGCAGCCGCCCCAGTTCGCCCGCCGAGGCTCACCGCACACTCCAAACGCCGCGGACTGCCCTCGTGTCGGGCAACACATTTCGACCCGCCGCAACGCCAGCGGATTCTTCGCGACTACCCCATCGCCATGGCGGGAGGGGTGAACGGCAGCACCCAGCCTCGCAAGAGGTAGTCCGATGGGATCGCAGAACACAAGGAGTCCGACATGCTGACTACCAAAGAGAAGCAGCAGGTCGCCGCGTACCGGGCGAAGTGGGCGGGCGTGATCACCGATGCACAGTCGGACGCAGAAGTGTTGGCGCTGTCCCGCATCAACCAGACTTGACGCTATGCAAGCCGCCTCCTTCATCGCCGGCATGAACGCGCTGCAGAAGGAGTTGGACGGCCTGCCCACCGAGGTCGTGCGCCTCATCACCAGTCTGCTGGAGTTGGTCGATGTGCAACACGGGAACATTCAGACCCTGCTCGGCGCGAACAAGAGGCTGCTCGATGTGATCGACCAGCTCAAGGGATGAAGCTCACCACCCTGAAGACCAAGCTAGGCACTCACGGCTCGCGCTTGGCCACCCTGAACCCTGACTCGTGGCGCTCCGCCAAGCAGACCAGCACTCAGCGTGGCTACGGCTACAAGTGGCAACAGGCAAGGGAAGGTTGGCTCAAGGCGCATCCGCTGTGCGTGATGTGCGAGGAACTGGACAAACGAGTGACCGCAGCCACGGTGGTCGACCACAAGGCGCCACACCGTGGCGACATGACCCTGTTCTGGGATCGCAACAACTGGCAGAGCCTGTGTGCTCACCACCACAGCGCCCACAAGCAGCGCGAGGAAGCAGCGGACCGGATGTGAGTGGGTACTGCGTCCGACCATCGGCGCGCACCAATATGGGGAGGGGGAGGGTAAATCTCCCCACCCCCTTCGGCCCTAGACCGCTCGGTTCCGCACGCGCAGATTATTTCCCCCTGGAGGGGATTTGTTAATGTCCCTCACACCTAAACAAGCGGCCTTCGTTGTCGCCTATCTCGTTGATTCCAATGGGAAAAAGGCCGCAATCAAGGCTGGCTACAGCAAGGCTGGGGCGGAGGTGGCGGCATCACGTTTGTTAAGGCACCCCAAGGTGGCCGAAGCGCTCAAAAAGGCGCGTCAACCGGCCGCCCCGGCGCCGAAGACCGACCCGGCACCGACGTTCGATCTGTCGTCAGCGCTGCAGCACAAGGACCCGAAAACTTTCCTGCTGGCGGCCATGAACGACATCGCCTTGGACCCGAAGCAGCGGATCGATGCGGCGAAAGCGCTCATGCCGTTCGAACACCAGCGGCTCGGCGAGGGTGGGAAGAAGGATCAGAAGGATGCGGAGGCCAAGAAGGTTGCCGGCCGGTTTGCTGCGGCGGCCCCGCCCAAACTCGTTGCGGCCGGCGGTAGGAAGGTCTGACCGTGGAGTGGACGACGGCCTGTCCGGACTGGGAAGCCCGGCTGGTGGGAGGTCGTTCGATCATCCCACCGCCGATATTTCCCGACCAGGCCGAGCAGGCGCTCGCGATCTTCAAGCAGCTGCGGGTCACAGACCTGCCGGGCAAGCCGACATTCGGCGAGTGCAGTGAGCAATGGGTCTTCGACTTCGTCGGCGCGATCTTCGGCGCCTATGACGCCGAGGCCGGCAAGCAGCTGATCCGGGAATTCTTCCTCCTGATCAGCAAGAAGAACACGAAATCGACCATCGCCGCCGGGATCATGCTCACGGCGGTGATCCTGTGCTGGCGCGAGGAAGAGGAACACCTGATCCTGGCGCCCACGAAGGAGGTTGCCGACAACAGCTTCAAGCCGGCGGCCGGCATGGTGCGCGCGGACGACGAGCTCGCGGCCCTGTTCCATGTGCAGGACCACATTCGGACGATCACGCATCGGGTCTCCAAGGCGTCGCTCAAGGTGGTGGCAGCGGACACCGACACCGTGTCCGGCAAGAAGTCCGGCAAGGTGCTGGTCGACGAGCACTGGATTTTTGGCAGCCGTGCCAATGCAAGCGGCATGTTCATGGAAGCCACGGGCGGTCAGGTCTCGCGTGAAGAGGGATGGGTCATCTACCTATCCACGCAGAGCGAAGAGCCACCGGCTGGAGTCTTCAAAGAGAAGCTCGACTACTACCGCAACGTGCGCGACGGAAAGACCGAGGACAAAAAATCGCTCGGGGTGCTGTACGAATTCCCCCCGTGCATGATCGAGTCGAAAGCCTACGTCAGGCCGGAGAACTTCTACATCACCAACCCGAACATGGGTCGGTCGGTCAGCAAGGAGTGGCTCGAGGACAACTTGAGGAAGAACCAGCCGAAACAGGATGGTTCGTTTCAGAAGTTCCTCGCCAAGCATTTGAACGTCGAGATCGGCATGAACCTGCGGTCGGACCGCTGGGCCGGCGCGGATTTCTGGGAGGCGGCCAAGGCTGACTTCCCGATCACGCTCGAAGAACTGATCCGCCGGTGCGAGGTGATCGTCTTCGGCATCGACGGCGGCGGCCTAGACGACTTGCTGGGCCTGGCGGCGATCGGTCGCGAGCGCGGCACCCGCCGGTGGCTGGTGTGGACGCATGCATGGGCTCACAAGATCGTGCTCGAGCGGCGGATGGAAATCGCACCGCGCCTTTTGGACTTCAAGGCGCAAGGCGACCTCACCATCGTGGATCGCCCGGGTGACGACGTGGTCGCGGTGGCCGACATGATTTGCCTGGTGCGCGATGCCGGCCTGCTGCCGGAGAAGCATGCGATCGGCGTCGACGCCGCGGGCATTGGCGACATCGTCGATGAGTTGACCTCGCCGGAGCGCGGCTTTGAGGCCGGGCCGGACGGGCAAATCATCGCGATCAGCCAGGGATGGCGCTTGAACGGCGCCATCAAGACGACCGAGCGAAAGATTGCCGGCGGCGAAATGCTGCACGGTGACCAAGACCTGATGGCCTGGTGTGTGGGCAATGCGCGCATTGAGCAGATGAAGAACGCGATTTCGATCAACAAACAAATCTCCGGCACCGCCAAGATAGACCCGCTGATGGGTGTTTTCGACGCGGTTTCGCTGATGACGCTGAACCCGGTGGGTGCCGGCCAGTCTTTTTGGGAAACCGCCTGATGCGCATCAAAGAACACCTCAAGAAAGGCGCCATGGCCGCGGCTGGCTGGATGCCCGATGCGCTCATGGCCGGTGGCGCCGGCGCAGTGTCGTATGGCGCGAGCCTCGTCTATCCGCCGGCCGGCTTCGTGGTCGGCGGCCTGTTTCTGCTGGCGGCCGGGTGGCTGGTGGCGCGGGGTAGTAGGTAATGGGCGTCCTCGCGCGCGGCCTCGACGTTGAGGGCAAGTCGGGAGGCGTGTACGAGCGCTGGCTCGAGCTCCTTTCGATCGGCTCCAAGTCGAAGGCCGGTCCTTCGGTCAACCTTCAGAGCGCTTTCCGGGTGTCCGCCGCATTCGCGTGCATGCGTGCGATCTCGACGCAAGGATGCGCGCAGGTTCCGTTCAAGTTGATGCAGGACTACGAGAAAGATGGACTTTCGCGCAAGCGCGCGGCGCGGGATCACTACCTGTATGACCTGATTACGGCCAAGCCAAACAAGTGGCAGACGTCTTTCGAGTTCAAGGAGACCTTGACGCTGCATGCCAGCCTCGGAAATGGCTACGCCTTCAAGAACATCTACCGGGGCGAGGTCGGCGAGCTCATCCTGCTGGACCCCGGCCGCGTCAAGCCGGTGCAGCACGAGGATTGGAGCATCACATACCGCGTGATCGGCAAGGACGGCACGGTGAAGGAGTTCTCGCAAGACTTGATTTGGCATGTCCGCGGCCCGAGCTGGGACGGCTTCATGGGCTTGGATACGCTGAACATCGCCAAAGAGGCGCTCGGCCTGTCGATCGCCATGGAGGAAAGCCATTCATCGCTGCATGCAAATGGCGTCCAACCGACCGGCGTCTATTCGGTCGACGCGACCCTGAGCAAAGAGCAGTACACGCAGCTCGTTGATTGGCTGAAAAAACAGGCCGCAGCCGGCGCTGGAACACCACTGGTGCTAGACCGAGGGGCGAAATGGCTTTCTCAGACCATGACTGGGATCGATGCCGAGCACATGGCCACGCGAGACCATCAGATCAGCGAGGTTTGCCGATTCTTCGGGATTCTTCCCATCGTTATCGGGCACACGGGCGATAAGTCCAGCACCTACGCCAGCGCGGAAGCGATGTTCGATGCCCATAAGGTGCTGGGCCTTAACCCGTGGTTTGAGCGCATCCAGGATTCGGCCAACGTCAATCTTCTGACCGACAAAGAGCGTCGGCAAGGCTACTACTTCAAGTTTTTCGCGAACAGCCTGTTGCGTGCATCCGCCAAGGACCGCGCGGAGTACTACGCCAAGTCGCTTGGTGCTGGTGGGTCGCCAGCTTGGCACACACAAGACGAGATCCGCGCATTGGAAGACGCTGACCCGATGGGTGGCGAGGCGGCCAAGTTGCCGCCGCTCATCAACAAGCAGCCGACGCCTGCGGACACGGCAAACCCACCAGCCTGAAAGGTACCCCATGGATTTGAAATATCTGGAACGCCCCTTCGAGGTGAAGGCGGTGGAGGATGACGGCGTTTTCGAAGGCTTCGGAAGCATCTTCGGCAACGTCGACTCCTACAAGGAGATCGTCGCACCAGGCGCCTTCGCCGAATCTCTCTCTGGTTGGAAGGCCGCCGGGCGCCTGCCGCCGGTTCTCTGGCAGCACCGCAGCGGCGAGCCGATCGGCCCATACCTTGATATGGAAGAGCAGGCCATCGGCCTCCGCGTCAAAGGCCAGCTGCTCGTCAATGACGTGCAGCGAGCCAAGGAAGCACGCGCTCTCATGAAGGCGAAGGCCGTGAATGGCCTCTCCATCGGCTTCGTCACGCGCGAAGACAACTACGACCGGGTGACGGGCATCCGCACCCTAAAGAAGGTCGACCTCTGGGAAGTGTCCGTCGTGACCTTTCCCGCCAATCCTGCGGCGCAGATCAGCTCAGTCAAGAGCTCGATCAACGCTATCGAAACCGTGCGCGACGCGGAGGCCTTCCTACGGGATGTAGGGCGGCTTTCGAACGCGCAGGCGGCGGCCTTCATCAGCCGCTTCAAGTCCCTGTCGGGTCAGAGGGATTCTGACGAGCTGGGCGATCTGGTGGAAGCGATCAAGCGCAACACCGCACTCCTGTCCCAATCCTGAAAGGATCTGAAAGTGAAAATCTCCCGAAAGAACCTGTCGATGGCTTTCATCGCAGTCCTCGCGGTGCTCTGCATCGCCGCATTCGCCGGCCACCCGGTGACCAATTACCTGCCGCACGAAGTGCTCGCAGGCCTCGGCGCCCTGGGCGCCATGCCGTTCTCGATGAGCGGCGAACTCGACGTCAAGGCTGTGAGCGAGGCCATCACCAAGCAGGGCGCTGCATGGGAAGAGTTCAAGAAGACCAACGACGAACGCCTCGCCAAACTGGCCAAGGGCGAATCGGTCGAGGCGCTCGAGGCAAAGCTCTCGAAGATGGAAACCGAACTGGCCGAAGCCGGCAAGGAACTGAAGGAAGTTGCGCTCAAGGCGCAGCGTCCGGTCATGTCTGGCGAAAAGCAAGAGCAGGCCGAGAAGGAACTCAAGACCTTCAATGCCACCGCCCGCGCTGCCGCGATCGAATCCGGCAAGTCCTTCGTGCCGCTGTCGGCCGAGGGCTATGCCAACTTCAAAGAGTCAATCGGCCTCTACGTCCGCAAGGGTGTGGATGGCCTGACGCCTGACCAACTGAAGGCGATCAACGTCGGCACGGCCACGCAAGGCGGTTTCCTGGTGGGCTTCGAGATGGAAGCCGGCATCGACCGCGTGGTCCACCGTTACAGCGCTATGCGCCAGCTGGCCCGTGTGATACCGATCGGCGCCGCTTCCTACAAGAAGCTGGTGAAGACCTCGGGCACCTCTGGCGCAACGCGTGGCGGCGAGACCACGGCACCCACGCAAGGCACCTCGCCTGGCTGGGTGGAGCTGGAGTTCAAGCCCGGCACGTACCTGTCGGACCAGCGCATCACCATGGAGTCGCTCGAAGACTCGGTGCAGGACGTCGAATCCGACCTGATGGAAGAAATCGGGATCGAGTTTGCCGAAATGGAAGGCGCTGACTTCATCACCGGTGACGGTGTGAACGGTCCGCGCGGCCTGCTGGCTTACGACTCCGTGGCGAACGCCTCGTATGCTTGGGGCAAGATCGGCTACGTCCCATCCGGCGCTGCAGCCGACTTCGCCGCAACGAACCCGTCGGACAAGCTGATCGACCTGGTGCATTCGCTCAAGCGTCAGTACCGCGCCGGCGCGGCCTGGGCGATGAACGACTCGACCCTCGCTGCGATCCGCAAGTTCAAGGACGGCCAGGGCAACTACCTCTGGGGCATGACCGCGCCTTCGAACTTGATGGCTGGTGCTGTCGGCACGCTGCTGGGTTACCCGGTTGCGACCGACGACTTCATGCCCGATGTCGGCGCGAACACGTTCCCCATCACGTTCGCTGACTTCAAGCGCGCCTACTACGTTATCGACCGCAAGGGCATGAGCATCCTGCGCGATCCGTACACCGCCGTGCCCTACGTCAAGTTCGTGGCACGCCGGCGCGTCGGCGGAGGCGTCGCCAACTTCGAAGCCGTCAAGCAGCTGAAGTGCGCAACGTCCTGATCTGACGCCAACCCAGCCTGGGCTCTTGGCCGGGCAACTACCCCCAATTTTGAAAGGATTCCCCATGAAAGATCTCATGAACATGGTCGACGTGAAGCGGGCCATCAGCCCTGTCTCCGTCGCAGACAACACCGCCCAGGTGAGCCAGATCATCGACCGCCAGGGCTTCGATAGCCTGACGTTCCTGATCGCTCTCGGGTCCATCGCCGACGCTGACGCCACCTTCGCGGTGACGATGGATGAGGGCGCTGCGGCCAACTTGTCGGACGCTTCGGCGGTCGCCGCGGCAGACCTGATCGGTACCTACGCACTCGCCGGTTTTCAGTTCGACACGGACGACAAGTGCCGCAAGATTGGCTACAAGGGAAGCAAGCGCTACGTGCGACTGACCATCACGCCGAGTGCAAACGCTTCGGCCGCCCTCATGTCGGTTGTCGCTGTCCTCGGTGGCGCGATGCTCAAGCCGACCGCCAATCCACCGGTCTGACCCTAGACCACTACGTGAAGCGCCCTCTTCGGAGGGCGTTTTGCATAGGACGTGCACGCGTCATAACGCAAGAGGTCACCATGGCAGAACTCATCGCAATCGGTACTACAGAACTGGCGTCTTCGGATTTCACGCTGACGACGGACAGCGCAACGCTGTTTTTGAAGGATGCGGCTGGCTCGCAGGTCGATTCCAACGCCTTGGCTGAAGTGCAGATCAAGTCAAGCGGAGGTGAATACTTCACTATTGGCGCGTTGACATGGCAAATCCCTGGCAAAGTGCTATCCGGCGCTGGGACATACCGCGTGGTACGAAGGATCAGCGCTGTTGCATTTGGCGTGGATAAGAACTGATGCTTCGCCCTCCGCTTCAGCCGTTGCTGCGCCCATTGTTGCGCGCTCCGATCGAATGGAGCGGCGCATCTCTTGCCTCCCAGATCGCTGCCCTTTTTGCAAATGGCGAACTGGGGACTGCACAGTTCCCATTCAATGCGGCGTCTCTCTACCAGGACAGCGCTGCGGTCAGTTTGGTGACTGCACCAGGTCAGGCCCTTGGCGTCGTTCTTGACACGAAATCCGGTCTTTCTCGCGGCTCAGAGTTGTGGAGCGATGCGTCTGTTTCTTTCACCGGAGAGGCCTCCCGTGTCTCGCCGGGCGTCTATCGCATTCTCTCGTCGGCGGGGGCACTCAGCGCCGCGTCCGTGACTGGCCTGGTTGTCGGGCGCTCCTACGAAATCGTCTTGACCGTTGATTCGGTGACCGTTGTGGGCGCAGGCATCACGAACGATGCGGCAGCCGGGACCTCCGCCACGTACACGACGACAGGGCAGAAGCGAGCCATCATCGAGGCCGCGGGGACCACGGCATCCATCAAGCGGGTTGCATCCGCTTGCGACATTCAGGTCAGCAACATGAGCGTCAAAGAGGTTCTTGGAGGCCACGGGCGCCAGACCACCGCTGGGCTTCGGCCGCTGTACCAAGATGGCCCGAGTCGCATCATCTATGACGGTGTGAATGACGCCATGACCATCAAGTTTTCTGCCTCCCTCGGCGGCTCTTGCACCATCGCTCGCGCCATACCAGGAGTTGGTGCTTCGATCCTGACCGGACAGACCATCGGTACCAGCTATTCGGACAGTACCAGCAACTGCGGATTGGTGATCATCAACCGGGCGCTGACGGCAGCAGAGACAACGACGCTGACCGGAATTCTCGACAGGCTCTCTTTCGCATCTGTGGCAGTCGGCGCCTTTTTGGTCAGCTTCTATGGTGAGTTCTTGACTGACTCGGTCGGCAATTTCCTGGTTGTGTAAATGACGAACGTATCAGTTCCTTCCATCAGCACGGCCACACCAAGCGCAAGCGATACCGTACTGGGTGTTGTCGGCTCGGACCTCAAGCGATTTTCGGTGTCCGACTTGCGTCTTGCAGCGCCTGAGATGGTTACGCCACCGTACGTGTTTGGCGTCACTGGCCGAGAGTGCAATGTCTACTTCGACAACCTGTTTCCTGGCGCCGCGGCTGATTGCCTAATCGACGCCGCAGCCAGCTACGGCAAGCACCAGAATGAGCGTTGGACTTGGACGCCTGCTGGCGTTCTGGATGCCGGCACGCTGGTTGTGTCGTCGAGTGATCGACGCACCGGGGCCGCGCTGGCATCGGCCACCGTGCAGATTCGAGCCGCTGCAGCAAATGCTGGCTCCGGTGCGACCAAGAAGGTTTTGGTCGTCGGCGACAGTCTCGTGTCGCAGAACACCATCACGCAGACCGTACTCGATATCGCCAGCGGTGATGTGATGGGCGTGACGATGCTTGGCACGCAAGGAACCGGGGCGAACAAGCACGAGGGCCATTCGGGCTGGACCATCAATCTGTTCGTGACCAGCGGTAGCCCGTTCTACATCAGCGGTGCGGTCAACTTCGCGCAGTATCTGGTGAACAACAGCCTCGCAACGCCTGACTGGGTGTTCATCGCCTTGGGCATCAACGACTGCTTCAGCCAATCCACGGATGCGGGAACCGTTTCGCTCACAACCACAGCTTTCGCCTCTCTCGACACATTGATCGCCTCGATCAAGGCTGCAGACGCTGGCATCAAGGTTGGACTCGTTGTCCCGCCACCGCCATCATTCGACCAGGACAGCTTCGGCGAGAACTACGATGCGGGGCAAGTCCGCTGGCGGTTCAAGCGGAATATCTTGGTGTGGGCACGCGAGTTGATTGCGAAGTACACCGGCCAGGAGGCCAGCCGCATCTACTTGATTCCATCAAACACGGCGCTCGATACCGTCAATAACATGAACCGTGCCGCGTCTGCCCCGGTGAACAGCCGCAGCAGCGTCAACGTGACGCGGCAAAGCAACGGCGTGCACCCAGCGACCTCCGGCTACCAGCAAATCGGAGATGCGTGGTGGGCATTCTTAAAGTACTACGCGGCCTGAAACTATGTCATTCAAAGTCATCACCTCGATTGCAACGGAGCCCATCACGCTCGCCGAGGCAAAGCTGCATCTCCGCGTGGAGACGTCGGAAACGGTCGACGATACCTTGATCACGGCGCTGATCACCGTCGCGCGCGAGTTCGGAGAGCACTACACCGGCCGTGCCTTCGCGCCGCAGACGCTCGAGATGGCTCTGCCGTGCTTCCCGGAATACGAGGACGACTACATCGATCTGGACATGCCGCCGGTGGCAACGATCACCAGTGTGAAGTACACCGATGCGACGGGGGTTGAACAAACCATTGCGGGGAGCGCCTATGCGCTGAGTCTGTACGGTGACTCGCGCCGCATCGCTCCCACATACAACGTCTACTGGCCGACCACGCAGGACGTGCCCGACGCGGTGCGCATCCGCTACGTGACCGGCTACACGGTGCTGCCCAAGGCGGCGAAGGCGGGGCTGTTGCTGCTGATCGGCCACCTGTATGAGAACCGCCAGGCTGTCAGCACGCTGAGCCTCGACGAGATTCCGATGGGTGCGCGCTCGTTGCTCGACACGATCAAGATCTGGAGCAAATGACGTGGAGATCGGCAAGCTCAATCGCCGCATCGTGCTGCAAAACCTGGTCGCTGGCCAGGATGCGATCGGCCAGCCGACTATGGTCTGGACCACGCTGGCAACGGTCTGGGCGAACGTGCGCTATCTGAACGGTGTCGAATCCATCAAGAGCGACGCGCCCGTGAGCGTGGCGAAGGCTTCGATCCGAATCCGCCGCCGCACCGATGTGGTCGCGAACATGCGCGCGGTGCTCGGTACGACGATCTTCGACATCAAGGCCGTCCTCCCAGATGAAGAGAACCGAGAACGGGTGGACCTGGTGTGCGAACAGGGTGCAAACGATGGCTGATTTCGTAGAAGCCAAGCTCAACGGCGACTTCGAAGCCGACCTGTCCAAGTTCGAAAAGGTCATTCAAGAGAAGGTTCTTTTCTCCGGCGCCGCGGCAATGGGCCGAGTCATCTACGACGAGGTGAAGCTGAATGCCTCGCCACCGCGCCTGGGCCGCAAGACCGGCAACCTGTTCGACGCGATCTACTGGGCCTATTCCCCGGAGAAATCAACCGACTCGCAGAAGACCTATCGGGTCAGCTGGAACAAGCGCAAGGCGCCGCACGGTCACTTGATCGAGTTTGGCACCTCGCGTGCGCCTGCGCATCCGTTCCTCCGTCCGGCCTTCAGCCGCGTGAACGAGGCAATCCGCATCGGAAAAGAGCGCATGGCTGAACGAATGGCGAGCGAAACATGAGCCTCGAATCTGATCTGTTCAACACGCTGAAGGCATTGGTAGGAAATCGCTTTTACCCGGACGTGGCGCCGTCGGGCGTGGTCAAGCCCTACGGAACGTATCAGCAGGTTGGAGGCGATGCGCCGACGTTCCTATCGGGCGTACCCAGCAAACGCAATGCGCGCATGCAGATCAACTTCTGGTCGCTGACCAGGGCCGAGGCAAACGCACTGGCCGTGCAGGCTGAGGCGGCCCTTGAAGCTGCGACATCCGCGGTGTTCCAGGCCAAGCCTCTCGGCGCATTCGTGGCCGATCAGGAAGAAGAAACCAAGTTGTTTGGAACACGCCAAGACTTTTCCATCTGGGCTGACCGCTAGCCCTTCCTTTTCCATCCCGCCCTTTCCGGGCACTGCAACCAGCCGCTTTCGAGCGGCTTTTTTTACGTCCGAAAGGTCTGCATCATGAGTGTCTCGCTCCCCAACGGCGCAATCGTCGCCATCGCGTCCGGCTACGGTTCCGCCCTGACCGTCTCCGCCATCACCAATGCCAACCCGGGCGTTGCAACCTCGACGGCTCACGGCCTGTCCAACGGTGATTTCGTCGAAGTCACCAGCGGCTGGTCGCGTCTCACGAACAAGGTTGTGCGCGTGTCCGGCGTCACCGCCAACACGTTCAACCTCGAGAACATCGACACCACCCTGACCACCATCTACCCGGCCGGCACCGGCACGGGTACGGTGCGCAAGGTCACCGGCTACACGCAACTGTCTCAGATTCTGTCGTCGTCTTCGAACGGCGGCGAGCAGCAATTCCTCGAATACCAGTTCCTGGAAAGCGACGCACAGAAGCGCATCCCGACGTTCAAGAGCGCTGCCGGCCTGACGATGAGCGTCGCCGACGACATCTCCCAGCCTGGCTTCGTCCTGGCCGCCGTGGCCAACGACGACCGCCTGCAGCGTGCTGTGAAGATCACGCTGCCGTCGGCCTCGATTCTGTCCTACAACGCCTTCATCAGCGTGAACAAGACGCCGACGCTCACCGTCAACGAACTGATGGCGTGCGAGGTCACGATGTCGCTGCAAGCTGAACCCGTCCGGTACGCCTCGTAATGGCCAAGTTCGTACTCAAGGCGAACCCGACTTTCGCCGCTAAGGTCGCCTTTCCGGTGGCCGGCGGCTCGTCGGTGGATGTGCTGGTCACGTTCAAACACCGCACGCGCAAGGAGCTCGACGAGTTCCTGAAGACGCGCGACGGCCGGACCGATGTCGAGTCGTTCCACGAAATGGTCGTCGGCTGGGATCTCGAAGACTCCTTCAACAAGGAGAACGTCGAGCTTCTGCTCGAGAACCACCTCGGCGTCGCTCTTGCGACGTGGAAGGCGTACCTCGACGAGCTGGTGCAGCACCGCACAAAAAACTAGAGGCGGTCGCCCGCGCCTTCTACGCACCCGTCCAGCCCCCACCCTCGCAGAGCGAGGCGGCGATGTGGGGTTTGACGATGGAAGAGGCGAGCGACCGCTCGGCACCAGGAAACTTGATCGACGTCTGGCCTGAGAACTGGCATGCGCTGCAGGTTTTCACCGCGATGGGAACCCAGTGGCGCACCGGCTTCAGCGGCGCCATTGGTCTCGACTATTCAGCACTCCCCGAGGTGTGGCGACGCACCAAGACGCAACCGTCCGATCGAGATGAGGTTTTCCAGTGCCTTCGGGTGATGGAAAGCGCTGCTCTTGAACACATGGACCGCATGCGGAAAGAGAAAGAGAAAAAGTAATGGCTGATGTCATCGGAAGAGGCGTCATCGAAGTTTCGGCCGACGCTACCAAGCTGAAGGCCGGAGTCGATGACGCCAAGCGTTCCATCAAGAGTTTGGGGAAGGATGTTGGCGACTCCATGGCGGCCGGCTCCGCGCGCGCGTCGAAGTCGATCGACAACTACATCAAAAAGCTGCAGACCGCCGCGGCCACGAACGGCATGTCGACGCGCGAGTCTGAGCTCTACACACTCTCGCTCAAGGGCGCTTCTAAAGCGCAACTCGAGGCCGCAGATTCTGCGCTCAAGATGTCCGAGGGATACCAAAGGGGCATCGATGTCGGGCAGCGCCTGCGCACGGGATTTATCGCTCTCGCTGCTGCTGCGGCCGCAGCAGCAGCGGCAACCTATGCCGGCACTATCGCGCTGATCAACCAGGTCGGCAAGTATCAGGACCTGGCCGAGAAGATCGGCGATACCGCGGTCAACATCTC